ATAATGATTTACGACTGGATAAGATTTTCTTACTGTAAACCCAAAAAATCCCACCTGTTTTTCAGATGGGATTTTCCAGTGGTGTGCTGTTCTTTGATTTTTAATTTACTATCTTGTGCAGCAATTCCCCTGACCTGCCCCTGGCTGCGGTGCCGCACAGAAAGTCTTTGCATCAAACGACGGATTAAACGCATAAAAGTTCTTCGAATTCAATTCATCCTGTACAGAACGCAGTGCTTCACCAAAACGCTGGAAATGCACAACTTCACGCGCCCGCAGGAAACGAATCGGATCTGCAACTTCAGGATCTTTTACCAAACGAAGGATGTTATCATACGTTGACCGGGCTTTCTGCTCCGCAGCGAGGTCTTCGAACAAATCTGTCAAAGGATCACCTTTCGACTGGAACTCACAGGAATTAAACGGAACTCCGCCGGCCGCCTGCGGCCAGATGCCAGTTGTGTGGTCTACATAGTAATTGGCAAAACCGGAATTCTGAATTTCTTCCAGCGAAAGATTGCAGGTGAGCTGATGAACGATCGTTGAAACCATCTCAAGGTGTGCGAGTTCTTCTGTCCCAACATCATTCAACACCCCCGCTACAATTCGGTTCGGTGCTGTGAAACGCTGAGAGAGATACCGCATGGATGCGCCCATCTCTCCATCCGGTCCACCGGAATGCAATAACAGATGATATATTGTAACTGTAAATATTTCGATGATACAATATGTTTCCCGGGTAATTTGCCCGGGATTTTTTATTGCATTTCTTCTATATATATGTTATCATAACACGTGACCAGAACACACAAAATGGTCAGAAAAAAGAACAATTCTTTTCGCCGCGTAGCTGCGGCGTTTCTTTTTGCCCCGGAGATCCCCGGGGCTTTTTTGTTGGCCGATTACTGGCGATTGCACCATTCCTGCAGGGCGCGTACCATCGCGGATGGATTGCTGATCACACCATCAACCTGTGTGCCGAGCTTGCGCTGCATCGCGCGGATGGTCTGTGGTCCGATGTATCCGTCAGCAGTTACCCCCGACCATTTCTGGATGGCCTTGATCAGAGCTGATCCGCCGGACAGTTTTGTGGACCACTCAGCAACTGTAATGCCGACACAGCATTCTCGATTGGATGTTGGCTGATTACTGATCCTGCCATCCTGTGGTGTCCCGAAGATCTCCTGCAGGCGGCGTGTCAGTTCTGGCCCCCATACTCCGTCAACTGAGATCGCTTTTTCGGCCGGCTTCTGAGCGGATGCTGTACCGCCGTAGGTACAGTATTTTTTATGACAATTGATCCATCCTGCGCCCGAGAGCAGTTTTCCCCAACTTCCATTCTGAATTTTGGTGATAGTATAGCTGCCCTGATCCCGGATTACTCCGACGATCTTACTGTCTGCATTCGGCGCGATACGGATGTTTAATTCCGTGTCATTGACCTTGTAAACTCCTGGCTTATATATCTCCTCTCCAGACGTATTTCCGTTTCCGGAAGATTCGGAGCTACCGCTGCTGATCAACTTCTTGAATCTCGTCCAGTCGCCTTTTGCAATGATCTGCGACGGGCAGTTTTTGCTGCAGATATCGAGATGTCGATAGACTTTGGATGCCGGGATGCCTGTTTCTTTCATGAGCTGCCGTACAAGCTCCACGGTGTTCTGAAACGCTTTCTCATAGTTATATCCGCCCTGCACGCACATTTCCACACCGATGCTGTTCCGGTTGCCATAAGAGCCGAACAGGTTGCCGTTTCCGTAGTTGATGCCAACGTGCCAGCATCCGAGGTTGTGCGGTGCCGCCTGATAGGCAACATCTCCGTCATCTGTGTAATAGTGTGCCGACATGCCAGAAAAATTCCCGTCATGCTGTGCTCTGGCATGAGCGCGGGCATTGGCAGTTGGCTCAAAATTGTCGGTGTTATGTACAACAATACACTGTGGGTTGTTGTACGGATAGGTGTTCTGGCTGCTGATGTATGATCTATCAATCTTCATTGTCTCTCCTTCTGCCAGGCGAATTGCGCCGGCGTAAAAAAGGACGGTTATCAGCCGCCCTCACTCTGTTTTCTGTGTCTGCTTGATAATCTGATTCACATAGTTGCTCAACCCAGCGACGAGGATTCCCTGCGTGACCGCCGTAAATACTGCCATTGCCGCCTGCTGACCGGTGCACACCTCACTGGTGGCCAGCACCCAAATCGCGCAAAGTACAATGCTCACACCACCCAGAATCAGTGGAATATACTTGTCCTTTACAGCCTGTGCCTGTTTCAGGCCCATGCCCAGGAAGTACAGGACAATAGCTACAATGATCAGTTCCGGTTTTACATAATTCATAATCTGTTCCATGTCAATCGCCTTTCTTTTTTAAGTGTAATTCATCAATTTCCTGCTTCATCTTTGTGATCATACCGTTTCCACCAAGCACATGATAGGCTTCGTACATCTCGCAGAAGTTCTGGTATGCATAGGATGGGATGTCTCCAAGCTGTGTGTACTTGCTGTGGTACTCAATCAGCTGGACTCTGAGTAGTAACATAGTTCCCTTACTGTTCGCGTCTCGATCCCTTTTCTGATTTTTTAAGAGCCAGACGATGTAGCCCAGCAGCACTGGAAGTGCTATCGTATATGTCTGCATTAATATTTCATTCACTGCTCTGTCTCTCTTTCCCACTATTGAACGCAGAAGAAGGACCGTTTCCGGCCCTACTCAGTTTTTTCCTTTTCTTCCAGCTCTGCAGTGTACTTATCATACTCGTCCCAGATGTCATTCTCAAATTTATCAACAACATCATCGATATCCTTTTTATTGGCACGATACTTTCTACCGTTGTTGATGTAGCGATTGACAATTGGAACATCCGGATGTTTTGCATCCATATTAGCGTCCATAGACACAACGGTCTCGCCGTCAACTGTGATGATTCCAGAATAATGAATGTCCTTTGTGTAAGTTGCTGATACTGCCATATTTTTGTCCTCCTAAAAATTAATTTGTATCTCCAGAGATATTATCTCTCATGGATTCAAGTTCACTTCTTAGATCCGCAACCTCTATTTCAAGGTTCGATCTTCTTTGCTTTTCGAGTTGAAGCTCATGCGTTATTATCGCAATCAAATTGGTATATACCATACTATAAGTATCAATATAGCTATCCTCAGTGTTCTTCCTGTCGTGGTGTACCAGATCCAGCTCGTCTTCTCGGATTCCGAGTTCTCGCATGGCTTCTACGACATCCTGTGCGACGAACCCATAACAAATGCGCCCATCACCGTCAATCATCCGATACTGAACTGGTTTTAAGCGATCGAACAGCTCTGAATGAATATCCGTCTTATTGATCTTGCTCTCACCGAGTGGAAATATGTTTGTTTTGGCGCGGCGATCGGA